AGCTTGAGGACGTGATCCCGGTGCAGAACGGGGTCAACAAGGCGTTTGTTGACTTGCTTGCCGCCGCTGACACGACCGGCTTCACGATGTACACCATGACCGGAGGTAATCCTGCCGGAATCAAGGTGGCGCCCGGCTCATGGCTCTTCCACACCGATGCCAACGTGAGGATCGGCCAGCTCTCTGCTGCTGACCTTTCCGGTCTCATTGCCTTGAAGGATTCGCTCATCAGCGATATCGCCAAGATCACGCGTACGCCGCTGTCCTTCTTCCAGGTGTCTGGTGAAGTGGCTGCGGAAGGCACGCTCAAGGAGCAGCGTAGCGGCCTTATCGCCAAAGCACAGGACCGTCAGGTTGTCTTCGGCAATAGCTGGGAGGACGTGATGATTATGGCTCGCAAGCTCTACAATGTCTTCGGCGATGGTGGTCTTGATGTTGAGCAGGAGATCAAGTGCGTCTGGCAGGATGATGAGAAGCCTGACGTGAACGAGATCGCCGACACCATCAACAAGCTCACGCAGGCTAAGGCAATCTCGACTGAAGAGAAGATCAAGATGCTGCACTCCGACTGGAGCAAGAAGGAGATCAAGAGAGAGGCCGATGCCATCCTCGCGGAGTCCGGCATGGCTGTGCCTGATCTTGGCCCGCTGCCCAGTGACTCTTTCGGCACTACTGTGTCTGAGCCCATTCCTGTCGATGAGGAACTGACGCCTTCGGTCGTGGAGTAGATGGAGCGCTTCGATCTCTCCTATCCACTGGTAGTCACTCCGGCGCCTCCCGATGTCGTCGCTGAGTTCTGGGAGGCGATGCCGCAGTGCATGGAGACTTTCGACACATGGTTCCTGTTGGTGCCGCCAAGGAGAACCGATGATTGAGGTGCCGGCTCTCTGTAGGCTGCCTTGTCTTGACGACTGATGCCAGTCTCTCCGGCTATCTCCGAGAAGCTGGCCTATGATGTCGTCAAGCAGTACCGCAAGGCCGAGCAGTCCATCCTCAAGCAGATGTCGCGTAACCTCGCGGCTGGCATCGACAACCCTGACTGGATGGAACGCAAGCTCTCTCAGCTCACTGCCTATCGCAAGCAGACCACGCAGCTTCTCGCTGACCTGCGCAAAGAGAGTTCCAAGGGTGTCGAGAGTGCGCTGACCAAGGCGTACAAGATGGGTGGCCTTGCTGCTGTGGCCGACCTGGGCAAGGATGTTCTTGAGCCGTTGTCCGGTCTACGCGGAGTCGAGCTTCTGACCAAGGAGACGCTTGGTAACCTCGAGGCCACTCACACTGGAATCCTTAGGTCTGTTGATGATGCCTACAGGAGGATCATCAGCGAGAATGCTTCTTTCGTGCTGCTCGGGGCTGACACCCTTCAGGAGGGCGTGCAGAAGAGCCTCGACCAGTTTGCCGCCGAGGGCATCACAGGGTTCGTCGACAAGCGTGGTCGGGGCTGGTCGATGGAGGCTTACACTGAGATGGCCATGCGCTCCGCTACCGGACGCGCTGCAGTGCAAGGCCACATCGACCGCCTGCTCGCCAATGGCTACAACCTGGTGATCGTGTCCGATGCTCCCAGGGAGTGTCCGCTTTGCCGGCCGTGGGAGTGCAAGGTGCTTCAGGTCGGGCCGCAGCATCTGCATGAGGAATCCGAGCAGCCTTCGCCGCCCGCGTCTCCTTCGGAAGCTCCACAAGCTGATGTTCCAGACGTTCTCACGAAGGCTCCAGATGATCTGACTTGGGATGACATCAATCTTATCGGTCGGCCCGGTAGTGAATGGAGTCCTGACCCTGAGTGGAATGCACTGGCGGTCCAGCGCATCAAGGAAGAGTTTGGCGAAGATGTCGCTGCTACGCCTATGTCGTTCATCAATGAGCTTGAGAAGCGTGTCGCTGCTTCTGGTGGTGCTCCTGTGCGATTTTCCAGCTCAGCCTCGTCTCTTCGGAGGATCATCAGCGAACGTAAGCTCTTCGAGCAACCGGCCCAGGTGGCTTCTGTTGAGAAGGTCGTTGAGAACGTAGCCAAGAAGCCTGTCTTCAAGTCGCGGTTGGAAGAGCTGTGGGGCCTCGATATCGACCATCCTCTGGTGAATGAAGGTTTGGTCGAGGCTGGTCTTCTGAGGTATATCGAAATGGCGTGGAGTGGTGAACGGGGAGATTGGAAAGAGACTTGTTCCGGAATGCGTGCCTGTGCCAGAGAGCTCATTGATACCGGTCACAGCGATTCACGCTGGCTTTCGTATACTGAAACCATGCTTGAAGCAATCAATGTTTCTCCGCCAACGCAGAGTACGTTGTATCGTGTGATGCGGCTTGATGACGACCAGATCGCCAAGTTCTTAAGTGGAGTCCAGAATCTCGATCTTCAGGCGTTCTCTCCCCGGCGCTCATTCTGTGAGACATTCGAGAAGCTGTATCTCACTGAACTTCCTGGCAAGACAGTCATCATCGAGTTGGAGCCTGGTGCTAAGGGTCTCGTACTTGCCGATGTCGAGACTGTTGTGAGCGGGTCTATCAGGGTCACAGGTATGTTAGAGCGTGATGGTGTGATAACTTTGTTCGCCAAGGCGGTGAAGTGATGCCACTTGATTGGTCCTTGTCAGATGTTCTTTCTGAGCAGGAAGTGACGCCAGAGCAGAAGAAAGCCGTTCTTGAATACCTTGGGATTGGTGATGACAATGTTTCCAATGAGGAAGCGAGGCTGAATACCAGACTCTCGGAGCATGTCGAGCCCAAGCCCAAGAAGAAGTAGCCATGCCGTGGACGAAGATCACCAGAGGCGTGAACAAGGGCAAGTACCGTGGCCCGAACGGTCGTGTCTGGACGCTTCGGCAGATCAAGGCGTACAAGGCCGGAGCCTTCAAGAAGCGTAAGCGTGGCTGAGTATCCGACTCTTGATGAGGCGCGTGGCAAGGGACTCTTCCATCCCAACGCCGTGCTTGGTAATCAGCTCTGCGTTCCGCTTGGAGCGGTCGAGAATGCGGCTCGTGGCTGGTATGAGGGTCCCTCAATCCACCTGACGACTTCGGGGCGTAAAGGTCTTACCGTCAGCCCGAATCATCCGGTGTTGACCACGACCGGATGGTTGGCTGCCGACCGACTTCGCGAAGGCATGTATGTACTGAGCTACCTTGGGGCTGAACGGCACGTGTTCACGTCCCCAGCAGCAGAAGACCTCGATCACGTACCAGCCCTGTTCGAGGAAGTATTCGATGCGCTGGCGGCGCATGGCGCGTGCACGCTTACTGTTCCCGCCGGCGACGACTTCCACGGTGACGGGCGCTTCTATAAGGGCGAAGTCAGCGTTGTATGGCCCAACGGCACGTTGTTGGATGTAATCGATCCCCAGATCATCGAGAAGGACCGCGAGCTCGTACTCATGGCGGCCAGCGTGAAGGCACAGACGCTCCCTAGTTCTGGCTCGCTGCTCTCGCATTGCCATGCTGTCTTCGTGCCGGTAGCTTGGTCCCTGTCTGATGGTGATGCCTCTTGCCTTGAGACGACGCAGGAGGGTGCTTTCGCTGACTCTGAACTCCTGCGCGAGATTGCGGCAGGATTCTCCTGCGACGTAGCGTCTGATGAGGTCGTCTACGTCGAGCGGGATTGGTTCATGGGACATGCGTATGACCTCCAGACGACGAGTGGTGCGTACCTGGTTGGAGGCATTGTAGTACATAACTGTCGGCACTCCATTTCCCTCTATCAGGAGGGCGTCACGAGGCCGATGACCAACACGGAAGACCCAGAGGGCTACCGTGAGTCGCAGAAGTTGCGCTACTACCAGTCACGCAAGGTACGTGAGCAACGTAGGCGGGCAGTAGCGTTCACTCCCGATGCCAAGCGCGCCTCGGCCCAACGAATGTCGGCCATTGATGACAAGCTCAAGTCCCTTGAGGCGCCCAATCCCGAGTGGTGAAGACAATGTCGTCGAGGCGGTCAAGAAGAGTGCCGAGGAGGCTCTGTAGTATGGCCACTTCTCTCCGGCACAATCACTCGATGAGGCGCAGGACCGGTTGCGTGCCATTGCCGGCAACCCGAACGTCAAGCTCGCCAAGTCCTCGACTACGAACCTTGGCGGTCGTGCCCGGAATGATGCTTGGACGCTCGACCACGTGAACCTCCTTCTGCGTGAGCTTGAGCGCCTGAAGGTCAAGTACCCGGATATGAGGTTCGATTCCTGTCTGCGCTACTGCGCCCAGGACACCAAGCGGGCTGCTTCCAGCTCTCGTGAGATGACTTGGTCAAGCAAGCCCTGGGAGACATCCTGTGACACGTTCAATGATGTCTGGCAACGGCTTCATGGCCAACAGTATGGTGTCTACCGTGGCGGTATCGAGCACCTTCAGTCCATCGACCATGAGTTCTGTCACACGTTGCAGGAGCTCTACTATTACACTGATATCTACTACGACTGGAGAGATGCCATCTCCTCTCCTGCGTTTGTCACTGATTACATGGCGACCATCTCTTCATACTTCGGAGACTCTGGCACTGATCCGATGGAGGTCATGGCCGAGCTCTTCGTGCGCTGGGTCGAGGATGGTCCCAAAGACCCGTTCTTTCGGCGCTGGCCGGAGGTCGATGCGTTCTTCAAGAAGCTGACCAGCGGGAAGTATCAGGCTGTTGATGCTTCCGGTAATCCGATCTGAGGAGGAGAGCATGGGGCAGGCAGAACCACCGAAGCAGTGCTTTGAATGTGCGCGCTTCCACGCTGAGTATTACACTGAGGCGCCGGAGGTCTATGACCGAGGCATCCTCAAGTGCGATGCGTTCCCGAAAGGCATCCCTGACATCATCCAGAGTGGGGAGTGGGACCACCGCAAGGCTCTTGACGGTGACAACGGCCTTCAGTTCGTTCCTTTCGGTACTGTCTAGTTGTCCTTGCTGGTGGTACTCTATGCGAGAGGAGGTGTGTGAGTGGGAGGCTTTCCTAGTAGAGGAACGCCAGCGGACATGCGGCTGCGTCGGAACAAGTTGCGGAAGAAGTCCGTTCCGCTGTATCCGAAGAACTCGCTGACCGCTCTGAAGAAGCAGACCCAGAAGAAGAAGTGATCCTCGTCGCGCCGTGGAGCAGTGGAAGCTCGTCGGGTTCATATCTCGAAGGTCGTGGGTTCGAGTCCCACCGGCGCTACCAACGTCAACGTGAAGTGAGGGGATTCTTGTGACCTACTTCCCGATCGGTCCGCACGCTGCGGCACATTCTGTCTCCGTCGTCCTGGCATCAGACTCTCTGGTCAGTGAGGTCGCTCCTGCCGCGCAGGCTTCGACTAATGACTGGACAGACCTCGCCGGCTCTACCATCGACACGCAGAACTTTCTGAGCCTCGCCTATACGCTGGTCAACACTGGTGCACAGACGATCCAGTGGAAGGTGCTTGGGGCGAACGCTGCCGACTTCTCTGATGTCCAGGAAGTGCAGGCAGCAGCCGATGTCCTTGCTGGTGGCATCGCCAGCTATTCGACGCAGATCGCCGTCTGGCGCTACTACAAGGTCCAGATTCATAGTAAGGTGGACGGCGCACACGGCCAAGCCACCTTGCGTGGCATCGCAAAGGCAGGTTGACATGGAGCATGAGGACTTCGACCTTCACCGCCCATTCGTCTATGCGCTCGATGCAAATGGCAACCTCGTCACGGGCAACGAGCTGCACTTCGTCTACTCTGGGGCAGGAGTGGCTACGTTCACCTATGCTGATGGCACTGGTGTCAAGATCAAGGAAGGCACTCGTAACCTCGTTGCCGTGGTGGATGGAGACGTGATCCTTGGCGATGAGCTTCCGTCTCCATTGGATGATGAGATCACGCCGGAAGAGGCTTCTGAGGCAGGGCATATCCTCTCTACCTCAGAGCAGGTTGCTTCCGAAGCGGCAAAGACTCTCCAAGCCTACAAGGAGCAGGAAGAGGAGAAGGAGCTTGACGAGGCTATCGGTCCTGTCGACTATTCCTCGATGACCAACAAGGAGCTTCGTGCTATTCTCGACGAAGCCGGAATCAAGTATGCTCCTAATGCAGTCAAGGCAGTCCTTCTCGATCTGGTGAGCAGAATCTAGTTCTGGGGAATCGGGCAGATGCCCGCCGAAGGGAGTAGCCGAGATGGCTGACGAAGAGAAGCAGGAAGCGCAGGCCACAGAGACTTCGACCGAGACTCCGGTCGTCGTCGTCGAGCCAGCGTCTCCAGCTCCGGCTGAAGAGTCCTCGGATGAGGGCAAGAAGCCGACAGAGGCAGAGATTCTTCTGGAGCTTGAGCGCACCCGTGCCGCTCTCAAGGAGCGCAACAAGGAGAACGCCAGTTGGCGCAAGAAGCTTGAGAAGTACGAGCAGGAAGAGAGGGAGCGCGAAGCTGCCAAGCTCTCTGAGGTAGAACGTGAGAAGAAGCGTGCCGATGAGGCAGAGAAGCGCGCTGCAGAATCAGAACAGCGGGTGCGTGAGACGCTGATCCGAGCGGCCTTCGTTGCGGAGGCTGCCAAGGTCGGTGCGGCTCACCCGGAAGATGTCTACCGTCTCGCTGACTTGAGCGAGGTCGATGTAGACGACTCAGGCAAAGTAACGGGAGTCGCAGAGGCGGTCAAGGCTCTGGTAGATGCCGGGCGTATCCCTCTGCTAACGACGAAGACTCCTGCACCGTCGCTGGACGGTGGGGCTGGCGGCAGGGATCGCGGCAAGTCCCAAGTGACGCTCACGCAAGTCGAGCTCGACACAGCACGTCGCATGGGCATCACACCAGAACGATACGCGGCTCAGAAGATGGCAATCACATCCGAGAGCTGACCTTCCCAAGGCAGGAGAACAAACATGGGAGACACTTCCGCTGGGTTCAAGTTCCGCTTCCGAATGAGCGGGGCTCCGCCCACCATCCAGGAGTTCGTGGTCGCGGATGCCGAGACCATCACGGCAGGTGACCTTGTCACTCTCGCCAGTGGTGAGATCGACCTCGCTGCCTCGGATGATGTCGGCATCTTGGGCGTTGCGCTGGAGACCAAGGCGTGCAATGGCACGACCGACAAGATCAAGTGCATCGTGGATGCCGATGCGGTCTATGGTGTGTATGACGCGAATGCCCGAGTCAAGGGCGCCATTCTCGACATCACTGGGACCACGGGTGCGATGACCGTCGCCGCTGACTCCGACCATGATGTGGTCGTCTACGCGCCTTCGGCCGCAGACGAGGAGACGCTGGTGTACATCATCCACGGCTCGCATCCTGACACCATCGCGAAGACCTGAGAGGAGTGAGTCATGCCTCCAATGATCAAGGCTGAGTGGGCTGACGCACTCGAACCTGGTATCCGCGAGTGGTTCAGCGTCGGCTATGCAAACCGTCCTTCGCTGATTCCGACTCTGTTCAATGTCCTTCCTTCGGAGTCGGATAGCGAGTACTTCCACAGCTTCGGGTCCATCTCGCCGACTGCGTGGGATGACCTGAAGAACAGCGGTAAGGTCGCCTCTGTCGGGTTCGACAATGGCTTCAAGACGACCTTCCAGCACACGACCTTCGCGGTCGAGCTTCCCGTTCAGCGTGAGCTGATCGAGGACAACAAGTATGCCCAGGTCGCTGACTATGCCGGTCAGCTCGGTGACTCTGCTGCCCTCAAGCGTGAGCTCGATGCTGCGAGCGTCTTCAATGCCTGCACCACGGGCGTCGGCGGCGATGGTGTGCCGCTCTGCTCTGACAGCCATCCTCTCGGTCCCAACAAGACCGGCGTGCAGGACAACCTCGACTCGCTGGTGCTCTCGTCAGCTAACCTTGAGACTGTGCGCCTCAAGATGATGGCTGTCACTGATGATGTCGGTGAGCTTGCTGGTGTCATTCCTGACCTCCTGCTCGTCCCTCCGGCTCTTGAGTCGACTGCCAAGATCATCACGCAGTCTCCTGGGAAGCCCGGTGTCGCCGACAATGACATCAACCCGCTGCAGGGTCAGTTCCGCTATCTCGTGTGGCCGTACCTCACGTCCGCGACGCAGTGGTTCCTGATCGACAGCATCAAGATGCGTCAGTCGCTCATCTGGTTCGATCGTGTGCCGATCAACATCACTCGTAAGAACCAGGACGAGACCCTGTTCGCTACCTGGGTCGGACGCATGCGGTACAGCTATGGCTGGCGTGACTGGAGGTGGGTCAACCGCGGCAACGCCTGAGTTCTAGCGCCTCGGGCTGGCAGTATCCTGCTGGAGGTGGCGGGTAGGATCTGAATCGGGACCGTACCCGCCGCCTCTGGTCCGAACAAGAGAAAGGAACTCAGCATGGGTGTCACGCACTTCTCAGGGATCGATGCTGGCGAGCTCTATATCGCTGGCGTGAAGGTCACTGATGTGACTCTTGGCCTTGACGGTATTACCGCTACCGCAGAAGAGATCAACGTACTTGATGACGTGGTTGCCGGTACGGCCTCCGCAAGTAAGGCCGCTGTCCTCGGCGCTAACAAGAACCTCGATACTCTGGTCCTTCCGGTCAGCGGTCTCAAGATCGGGTCCGGCGCTGGGACCGCCGTCACGGCTTCTGCTGCTGAGCTGAATAAGCTCACGGGTTCTGGCGCCAAGGTGGCGAGCGGCACGCAGGTCTCTCACATCACGGATGCCAAGGTCGACTACATTGATGATGGTAGTGAGAACGACCTTGACACTGACGCGAAGCGTGTCGCGGCGATGAATGCTACCAACGCCAAGATCAATCTCATCCTCGACGCACTCGACGCTTTCGGCATCACGGCGTAAGCGCCATGAGCTTCACCTATGATGACGGCCTTGCGACAGACCGTGACAAGATTCGCTTCGCCATCGGCGATACGGTCTATGAGGCTGGTCAGAAGCCCGAAGATGTGAACTTCTCCGACGAGGAACTCGCTGGTCTGTTGGCCATCGAGGGATCGTGGGAGCGTGCCGTTGCGGCTGCCTTCGAGACGTTGGCGGCTTTGTGGACCAAGCACGTCACGTTCAATGCTGAGGGCATCTCGGCGAGCATGAGTGACATCGCCGATAGGTACAGGCAGTCGGCTGTCGAGTGGAGGCAGCGGTTCGGTGATCCGCCCGCCTCCGTGAAGACGCAGTTCGGCAGCGTCTCTCCGACCAGAGTAGATGCCTACTCTGATGACATCGCCAGTGATGTCGTGCTTGAGCCATGACTCTCTCCCTCTCGCAAACGAAGGAGATCAGGACGTGGACTAAGCGCCTCATGGTCAATCCCGTCACTGTCGAGACTTACCTCGGTGATAGTGCTTATGGCGCCAAGTTCGCCAGTCCGAGGACGGTCAACTGTCTTGTCTTGTCCAGGCGAGTCCTCAGTCCCGATGGTAGTAGTGTCGTCGATGAGCTTTCGCTGACGGTGGATGAGGAAGACAGTGTGTACTTCACGCCCGAGAGCCGACTCACTGTGTTCGGGAAGCCCAGCCATGTCGTCTCTACCAAGCCTGTCATGTACGGAGACAACACGGTGTTCACGAAGGTGGTCTGCTCGTGATTAGGAGCAGTGTGAAGTGGCATGGAGCCAAGGTGACTGCGGCTGAGCGTATCGGTGCTGCTCGTGGTCTGTTCCTTTGGGCTTCCCATGTAGAGGAAGAGGCGAAGCGCATCGTGCCGTTCGACAAGGGAACGCTGGCTCGTTCTTCGGTGGCTTCCGTCGATGAGAGTGCGCTCAAGGCTGCCGTGTCGTTCGATACTCCGTATGCTGTCGTGCAGCACGAAGACCTCACTCTCCATCATGCTATGGGTCGCATGGCCAAGTACCTTGAACGGCCACTCAATGACCCGGCCACCATCGCTGTCGGCCACAAGATCATTGCGCGTGAGATCGGCAAGGTGATGAAGTGAGTGGCTTCCGTACCAACCTGCTCACTGGCCTCGCTGTTCTTCTCAGTAATGCCGGCATTGGCTCGTGGAATGAGAGTGGTGTCTATACGAGCGACCAGACCGGCATCGTCATCGGCACCGTACCGCAGTCTCCTGACCGCATCATCACCCTGACCAGCTACGGCGCCAGCGGTGATTCACCGGCACTCTCGGATTCCATCCTTGGAGTCCAGGTGCGGTGTCGCTGGGATGGCGAAGACCCTCGGCCTGTCGATGACCTTGCCGATTCCATCTATGACTTCCTTCATGGCAGGACGCATTACTTGCTGTCGACTGGCGTCGCTGTTGTACAGTCGCTATGTCAGTCTGGGCCGACCAGTATCGGCCAGGACAGTGACTTGCGGTGGAGCAACGTGACCAACTACTACGTCATCGCCCACCGTCCATCGACATATCGCCAGTAAGGAGGCGACATGGCTCATACTACGAAAACGCCTCTCGGGGCGGCCACTCTCAATCGAAAGTGGTATCTCGATGTCAACACCGGCACCTATGAGGTTCCGGTGTGGACGGGAGTCTTTGGGATTGCGGAGTTCAAGGCTGCGCTGGAACCGACTCTCCAGGATGACAGTGACTTCGACTCTGAGGGCTACAAGTCCTCGACGGTGACCGCTATCGGCTGGTCGCTGGAGTTGAAGCTCGTGCGCAAGGTGCTCGCTGCCAGCGCGACGGCATACGACCCCGGGCAGGAAGCTCTTCGTGCGGCTGCGGCTGGCATGGGTGCGGCGAATGAAGTGGACGTTCGCTGGTATGAGGTCACCTCTGGTGGCCCTAAAGCCGAAGCCTATCGTGGCTACGCGACTGTGTCGTGGGTTCCGGATGGCGGAGGCATGGATGCTCTCGATACCGTGACGGTCACGCTGACCGGTAAGGGTGCGCGTAACACCTATACGCATCCTGATGGTGCCCCGGCTGCTGTCCCGATCATCAGTGAGGTAACGCCCTCGACTGATGTGGCTGCTGGTGGTGCGATCATCATGATCTCCGGTATCGGCTTCACTGGGACGGTCGAAGATGGTGTCAAGTTCGGCACCACTCCTGCGACTGACTTCACGGTCGTCAGTGACAACCTGATCGCGGCCGTCGCTCCGGCTCATGCTGCTGGCACGGTCGACATCTCGGTCGAGAACGCGACTGGTGTTAGCGTGGTCAACCATCCGTTCGTGTACACGAGCTGAGTCTGAGAGGGGCTAGTGATAATGGGCGCATTCCGTGACCTAGATGAGTTTCTTGTCGTCGAACCTATCGAGCTTCCCATCAAGGGCAAGGTCTATTCGTTCCCCGGCGAGATTTCTGCAAGGGCATGGCTGCTGCTCCAGACTGTCGCCGAGAGGATGCAGGCTGCCCAGCGCGCTGAACAGGCTGGGCAGCCTGTAGACCTCGATGAAGAGGTCGTGGATGACGAGTACGAGGTCAAGCTGCGACAAGAGATTCTTGGTGGCGTGGAGCAGGAGATGGTGGAGGATGGACTCTCAAGTGCGCACATCAAGGCGGTCTTCTACACGCTCATCGCCTGGCATCTGTCCGGGCAGGAGACGGCTCTTGAGGTTTGGAACAAGCAGGGAAAAGCGCCGGCTCCGAACCGGGCGGCTCGTCGGGCATCCCGAACGAAGTCAGTCCGGCAACGGGGCTCCCAAGATGGCTCGAAGGGCCAGACTACCCGGCAAGCTCCGGAGGAGTGACCTGGCGGTCGATCCTGGTGAACTGGGAGCTTATTGAAGCTGACATGCAGGAGCACTATCACCTTGACCTTTCTACTCCCGGCCTTCTCGAAGAGCGTTCGGCTCGCTGGATGCGCGTTCGTATCGACGGCCTCTTCGGCGTCGAGTCGAGGCTGCAGAGGAAGCTCTTCCCACCGAAGAAGTAGGTCTCCATGGCGATGACCGTCGGTGAGCTGACCGCCTACCTAGGTCTTGACGACAGCCGGTTCAAGCGCGGCCTGAATGAGAACGAGGGTCGGTTCAGGAAGTTCGGCTCACGTGTCGGTTCTATCGGTGCTGCTGTCGGCAAGGTCGCGTTTGTCGGCGCTGCTGCCGGTGTCACCGCGCTTGGTGGGGCGATGTCGTTCGGTGCCGTCAAGGGCATCCAGTACAACGCCTCTATCGAGCAGACAACCATCGCCATGACCACGATGCTCGGCTCTGCTAAGGAGGCCGAGGCTCTGATCGGTGAAATCTCCAAGTTGGCCGCTGCTACTCCGTTTGAGTTCCCTGAGCTTGCTGATGCTACCAGGAAGCTCACTGCCTATGGCTATGCTGCCGGAGAGATTCCCGGCTTCCTGACGCGCATCGGTGACATCTCCTCGGCGATGGGTATCAACATCAGTGAGCTGACTGACATCATCGGCAAGATGAAGGTCTCTGGGACGCTCTACCTTCAGGACATCTACCAGCTCCAGGGCCGTGGCATCCCCATCATGCAGGAGTTGGCCAAGGTCACGGGCACCAATGTGCTTGGAGTCAAGGAGATGATCAGCGCGGGCAAGATCGGCTACCCGCAGGTGGAGAAGGCCCTGGAGAACCTGACCAGCAAGGGCTCCATGTTCGGTGGCATGATGGGGAAGCAGTCCAAGTCCTTCAATGGCCAGCTATCGACGCTCAAAGACAATTTCACGCAGCTCTTTGGAAAGGCCTTCATGCCGCTGTTCACGTGGCTGACGAAGAAAGGCATTCCGGCCTTGAATGAGGCTATGCCCAGCATCGAGAAGGGCATCAATGGGCTCATGGGCATCGTTGGGCCGCTTCTCGACAGCATCTCTGGATGGTTCAAGGAGAACGGCCCCGGGATCATCGACAGCGTGAAGAAGATTGCCGGTATCTGGCTTTCCGCTCTGGCCCCGGCCCTGCAGCAGATTCTTCCGCTCTTCCGTGACATCGGTGATACTGTCGCTGCCGTGGCGGGTTTCATCAAGGACAAGTGGAGTGCTGTATGGAGTGCCATCGGTCCTATCGTCAAGCTCGCTGCCAAAGCCGTTGGTAGCGCTCTAGACCTGTTGGTCCATGCTGTTCGAGCTATCCTCGCGGTGATCAGGGGAGACTGGTCGGCGGCGTTCGAGCACTTCAATGGTGTGTCAGATGCGACATGGAAGCTCATTACTAGCGGGGCTAAGCTGTTCGGCAAGGCGTTCATGCTCGTTCTGGAGGGTGTTTGGAAGCTCTTGAAGGGTGGCGTGAAGCTCGCCTTCAATGGCATCAAGAGTCTCATCGGCGGAGCTTGGGACTGGATAGTCGGCAAGACTTCTAGAGCGTGGAACGCTGTGCTTCGTACCGTTGGTGGCTTCGTGAATAAGATCATCGGCGTGATCAATGTGCTACCTGGTGTCGACATCAATAAGGTCACTTGGGGTTCGCCGTCGAGTACTGGTTACTCAAGTCGCAAGACGCATGGAAGTGTTGCTAGAGGTGACCCCTCTGGTGGCTGGGACGCTATGCTCGACAATGGGCCGAAGGGCGATGTCTCTGATGTGCTTGGTGGCGTGATCGATGGACTGCCGAAGCCGCCAAGACTTCCTGCTCCATTCAATAGGATGCTGCCGACAATCGTGAAGTGGGTCTGGGGCAAGGTGAAGGGCCTTCTTGGTGCTGTCTCTGGACTTGGCGGGTCGGGCTATGGCTGGGCGACTACGCTTGCCAAGCGGTTTGGTCTTGCCGTGACGAGTACCTATAGGCCGGGTGCCATCACGGCAGCAGGCTACCCATCTGACCACGGCATCTATGGGAGGGCGGCTGACTTCGCCGGTTCCTTGTCCGGCATGGGAAGTCTGTGGAGGTACATCAAAGGAACGGCACGAAGCTGGAAGCAGGCTATCTACAAGCATGAAATCGTCAACTACGGGAAGCTCGGATACTACGCTCCGTCAGATCACTTCGATCATGTCCATGTAGCGCGTAGCTACTCCCCTCCTGGGCGTTCGCGTAGCGCTGGTGATGATTCACGCCCCTTTGACTCTCTGGGAGTCGATGAGAAGGACTACATGACTGGCGCCTCTGGCGGTGAGGTCCACATCCATGTCAATCTGCCTGGAGGGACAACGCTTGTCGGCGAGGCGGAAAACGTCGGGCGCATCCTTGCTCCGTTCATCATGCGCGAGATTCAGAAGCGTGATGCTTTCCAAGGGAGGGGACGCTGATGGCACGCTCGACCCTCACCTATGGTGGCAAGAATCTCAATGACGGCTCAACCTGGGCACTGATGCCTGGTGCCAACTTCGGCGAGCGGTTGAAGACCTATGATGAGATACGGAGCTATTCAGGCTCAGTTGTGCAGTGCAATGTGTCGGAGGCCAACTTCATCCACATGAACATTCCTCTGCGCCTTCGCGGTAGCAGTATCTCTAGCATGAAGGCTGAGATCGATGCCCTCAACGCTCTCATCGATGCAGGTGAACAGAACCTTGTCTATAACGATGGCTCTGGCGCTGTCACCTATCAATGTGCGCACTCCCAGAGAGTCAACTATGAACGCACAGTAGAGACGAAGTCCGCCCTGATGGCGTTCATCAACCTTGAGCTTGTGAGATATCCATGAGCGTCCCGACTGTCACAGGCATCGATCCTGCCTCTGGTCCTGCAGGGACGCTGGTAGTCATTACCGGCACTGGCTTCACTGAGGATACGCGCAGCGTCACTTTCGGTACCAAATCCGTCGGCACGAACTTCGCCGTCGTCTCAGAGACACAGCTAGTCGCATATGTGCCCGAGGTCTATGGCACGGTCCATGTCAAGGTGACGACTCCTGGCGGAACGAGCGCCGAGACAAGCGCCGATCTATTCACCGTCAGTGACTATATCGGACCGCCAGGCGGTGGTGATGGAAGTCCGCCTACTGTCACGGGAGTTGTCCCCAACATTGCGACTAGCAACGAGGGCGGCGAGACAATCACTGTCTATGGCACTGGATTCACGACGGCTATTGCGGTCCGCTTCGGTGTTGCAACCGAATCCCCACAAGGCACTTTCACTATCGTAAGTGATACGGAGCTGAGTGTCATTACGCCGCCCGGTGACGGTACGATCGACATCATTGTGACCAATAGTTATGGCGAGAGTGCTGTCACGGAAGCCGACCAGTACACCTATCCCGATATACCAGCGCCGACGGTCACTGCGATTGCACCGACCGGAGGCTACTATGGAGACAAGGTCGTCATCACCGGCACCGGATTCGATCATGCGATTGCCGTCTACTTCGGCGAAGAGCCTGCCCCGTTCACGATAATCTCGGATACTCAGATCGATTGCTACGCCCCGGAAGGAAGCGGTTCTGTGCATGTCACTGTCGTCGGACATGGCGGCAGATAGGCTGAGACGTCTGCGGACATCTTCACTTAAGGCGCCGG